AGGGATCATTTGCTCTGCAATTTCTACTAATTGAGCTGCTGATAGATTGCGTTGCTCGGTTTGTCGGTGGAGTGTATACAGAATTGCCTTGTCAAGCGATTCAAACGATTTTACTACATAGCTAGGCTCAATTCCTAATTCGCGACAGATCTTATATCTATGATGCCCATCGACTATAGTATCTGGATATTCCTTCCACAATACAATAGGTTTTGCCTCATCATATCCCTGCGTCTGAATACTGGTCTTGAGCTTTTCAAATTCCATGTCCGACAATGGTGGTAGACATTTTTCCAGTTCCGGGTTTATCTTATATTCTTTCATCGATTCAC